CATGAATGTCCTAACTTATTACATTTATCTGCAGCAAGCTGCACGATAAGATGATGAGTCAATGCCAACATACCCCAGGAGCTTAATGCACCCATCGGTTGACCAGTTGCATAGGTCAATCCTTTTCCTGCTGTTAACCCGTACTCTTCAACTTGAGGAGTGTTCGGGATAGTGTACTCTCTATCGACTAACAGTTTAGACCAGGCTGCTCCAAATTCATCATTCTCGGTAAGTACGTTAAGTACAAACTCTTGAATTTTGATTGGTAAGCGATCCGTAGCAGAACTCAAATCAACCGAAAACGCATTTCCAGAAGATTGAGCTTTCTTCATTGCCCGCGTAAACGCGAGGTCCTGATCGAAAGTCCCATCATTTGGAATTTTACGTAAAATTCGAAAGATAGAATTGTGCAACGGTGCTAACACAGACTGTGTCCAAATGTCAACGATAGCGAATACCCTTAATTTTCCTGCTGCTTCCTCCTTAAAGGCAAATTGACCTCCTCTCAGAGGAGTAGTCAATGATTGCGGGGATACATATCCCCACTTACCTTTAGCAGGCCGCGGTAGTTTCGAGGATGCTTGTTCATCAACAGAACTGTCAAACGAGAAACTCCCTTTACAAGGAATTCTCGCTCCAGCCTCTAAGAGGTTGTACAGTAATGTTATGGACGAGTTAAACTTCGAATACAAGGCTCCAGATTTCGAAACTCTACAGTATTTTTGAAAGATGGCACAATCTTCTTGAGATTGAGCCCACCAACAAAGATCTGTAAAGTAAGAAAGAGTAGCCCTGTAAAAATTAGGTCCAGCAGAATTAGATGAAACTATGTAACTAGCCGACGTCCGGATGTCACTTGGCTTAATGCCAGGTAATATCTTCCACAGTCTATGAAAGACGAACCACTTAAACTCTCTTAACATCTCTTCCTGAGCCGTTGAAGGCGCAGTTATAGTAGTTAAGTTAGGTTTAACAGGACCTGATAAGATACGGTAAACCCCAAAAAGGGATAACCAAAATCTTATTATTCCTGGATGACCTTCTCGAATTAAATGACGATCTTGTCTGGGTATTATACCAGGTAGACCGTTTATTAATCGAGGTAAAGGTAATCCCGGTTCCGCCTCTCTAAGAGACGTGTAAGGACTGTCTGCCAGAAATCGTTGGAGTGCTACAGAGTTCCCCTTTAACATTTTAATGGTAAAGGATGCGCCATGATTTCGATAAATTCGAAATACATATTGCATAAAGTTGTTGAATAAGGTAATCCGAGATGAGACTTTGGTTCTACCAAGAGAAAGAG